GGATTGTCTGAGCCAGTAGATGCATACTCATATATAAGAGGGGTAGGAACAGTTTCTGCCGCTCCCTCAGTTGATGGTATTATAAGAGAGGCACCGCTTGTAGTGATGGCTAACGAGCATGTGTATCCCTCTCTTGCATTAGAAGTATTAAGAGTATACGATAGAGCTGATAACTATACCATGAAAGTAACTAACGAGGCAGGAATAGAATGGATTCGTATGGGTAAAGGACAACCGATAGTCACTACCGCTAATAGTAACCTGACAATCGCATACTGGAATAAATTCGAGCGAATCTCGTTTGGTGATCTCATGCCCGATGGCAAGATATATGTTATAGGTCTGAGTGCGGGTGGTCTGGTCAATCCGGTTCCTACTCCACTTGGTGCAATGTATCCACATGACGTGCAGGCAAATATTCTCGAGACAGTTATACATGGTATACAGATTCAAAGACCGTGGTGGAGTGACAATGCTGAATTCGCGATACTAATTCTTCTCTCTCTTCTCATTGTTGCAATCGTCTATAACACTCCTATAAAGATCAGCGCGCCTCTCGTGCTTATTAGCATAAGCTTAACTCTATATAGTGGATATCATCTGTTCATGAGTAAACTTTATCTAATAGATGTAGTCTATCCTAGTATAGTCGCGTTCATCGTCTTCGCTCATAGTACATTTAATAACTATATTATAGTATATAATCAAAAACAGCTAATAAAGAAACAGTTTGGTACGTATCTAGATCCTAGACAGGTAGAGCTGTTGCAAAAGGATCCGTCGCTATTAAAGCTTGGAGGAGAGCGTAAGGACATGTCTTATCTCTTTATGGATATAGTAGGGTTCACTCCTATCTCTGAACACTTTAAAAACAATAACGATCCAGAAGGACTAGTTCTATTAGTAAATGAATTCCTTAATGAGATGACAAACATCATATTAGCTAATGGTGGTACTATAGACAAGTATATGGGAGACTGTATTATGGCCTTTTGGAATGCTCCATTACCCTGTATGCAACATGCGGACATGGCGGTAAAATCTGCTATCGAGATTGAGGCAAGATCTGGGGTACTCTCAGAACGCTTCTGTGAACGCGGTCTTCCTCGACTAAATGTGGGGACTGGAGTCAACACAGGAACATGTATTGTGGGTAACATGGGCTCGGAGACACGCTTTGACTATAGTGTAATAGGAGACGCGGTTAACTTAGCAGCACGCTTAGAGGCCACAGCCGCACGTCATGAGTACATAGACTATAAGACAATCATTAGCTCCTATACAAGAGATCAGCTCTCAGATGAGTATCAGTGCAAAGACATAGGGACTATAAAGGTAAAGGGTAAGGATGATCTTATCTCTATATACTATCCTTATAACAAAACGTGACTCTATATATAACAAATGGGTCTAAGAAAAGTGAAAATAAAGATGTACAACAATGCTCTACTATGGTATAATACTCTTATAAACTTGGTAACCAATGAGAGTATAGTAGATAATGAATCGGATTACATTGAAGAAGTCAGAACGGTTGGGTTACTTTGATACGGCTCCAACGTATAATGACTGGTCTCGGATCGGATCGTTTAATAAGTTAGTGGTCTATATAGATGAATCTATTAATGGTTACTTAGAGGTAGAGGTAGTGGATCCTACAGTACGACATGGAAGGAGCCCACAGAGAGTGAAGAGAGTCCTCTCTATACAGTTATCTAAGTCAGAGTTTAAGGCATATCATATTGACATGACAAAGCTTGACATGAAGTACTCAGGTAAAGGCATTGCAGCTAAGGCATATCGGTATATAATAAAGAAGCTATCGATTACATTACAAGCCGGTAGTTGTCAGAGTAGAGGTGGTCGTAAGGTATGGTTCGATCTAGCTCAGTGTATGGACTTAGATGTATTTGCTAAGACTAAATGTGGTCAGCCTAAACCGGTTGGTATTGATTGTGAAGAACGAGAGGTATGGATAGATAAGAAGGACATATACGACGGAGACAAAGAGATGTACGTCTTCGCTAAACGATTCGCAGCATAGAGAATACAATGCGTAGACCCCTAGTTACTATACAAGGTCAGATAAAGAACAAGAGAAAGGTATACGCCTATGCTTATAACCTTATCACTGAGCTAAAGTTATCGCGCATGTACTCTAAGGTTATCTACATAAGTTTTGTTACAGTGCTAGAGGATGACATGCAGGGCCTCTGCTTAGGTATTAGCAATGGACCATCTGTTTGTATACAGATAGCTAGAACATCATGTGGACACCGCGTAGACTATGATCAGATGATGATTACCCTAGCACATGAGATGGTTCATGCTAAGCAGTGGTTCAGAGGAGAGCTAGGAGAGTTACAAGGTGAATGGTTATGGAAGGGTAGAAAGGCCGGTGGTTATAAGTATGAGAACCAACCATGGGAAAGAGAGGCTACTAATAGAGAAGAACAGTTATATGTAGATTGTTTCTTATAACAAAATGATCTAATAAAAGCCTTTACACAATTGCATTACTATGGTATAATAGTCTTATAAACTGATAAGGAACTACAATATGAAAAATTCAATGATCCAAGCCATTAACGCAATCTCTTCTAATGAAGAAATGAACGAAGTAATTGATCTCATTAAGATGAAGCAGAAGCAGCTACGGAATATCAAAGCACGAAACGTTAAGGCTTCTATTCAAGTTGGTGATAGTGTTAAAGTTAATGGAAGGAATGGCCTTCGCATAGGAACAGTTGAAAAGATTAAAGTAAAGAAAGCTATTGTCAAGATTGATGGTAGACTATGGGATTGTCCCCTTACTATATTAGAGGCAGCGTAACATGATTATAATTTCAAAAGAAAGTCCGATCACCGGTCAGACGAATACCATGGCTATTAATACGAATGCTAATGAGTATAAGCTATGGAGTGAAGGCATGTTAATACAACAAGCTATGCCTAACACCACTACGGATGAACGTGAGTTCCTTATTAGTGGTTGTACTCCTAGTGATTGGGAAGCGATGTATCCGACGGAGGAAGAGGTATGAAGAACCTTGTGAACGAAGTACAACCACGTCCAATCGAGCCGCCTTTGAGTATGGCATATTGCGACTATATAGCCCATACTCTAGTTAGACCCTCACTGTTAAATGACTCAGATACTCACTCGGAATATCCTCTAATAACAGAAGTAGGCCTGGTCAGTATGGATCTACATACGGATGGATACATGTTATCGACACGTAAGACCATCTTATGTAAAGACCATAACGGTAAAGAGTATCGCATTGTTATAGAAGAGGTATAGAATTTTTTTTTTCTCCAGAAAAATCGCTCAGATACCTTGGTGAAAATAATTTAAAATAAACCTTTACATCTATATAGATCTATGTTATAATAGTATTATTAATTAAGGGAACTACAATATGATAGATAGAATTGAAATGATCAAAGCCGCAGCTAAGAAGAAGAATGATGAACTCATTATGAAGAATACTGTAGCTCGATTAGATAAACGTAAGAAGAAGATTGGAGAGGAGATGCGGTTACATAAAAAATTGACTCGCTCTGTACAGAAGGCTGGTCATCAGCAACCTGGATCTCTTGATTGTTTTAAAGAGGAGAACATGTACTATACGGATAAGGAGACTCAGGACTATATAGCGGGTTCTTCTTATATGGATGTCTATAACGAGATGAAGAGTGACTGGGATGAATAGTACGAATAAGTTAACTTCGCGGATCATTGCAGTTATGAATGCTCGTGACAGAGCTCAGAATTCTGAATTCAAGCAGTTATGGAATACTGTTCTGTCTCAACTATTACAAATACGAGAATGTGAGAATACATATGACACAATACACTGAAGAAGTAGCTATGGTTCTACGGCGACAAGCTGTAGAGAAGTGGGCTAAGGGAACCGTCTATATATCAGGAACTGATGGTTATCTTGAGACAGCTCGTAATGATGGATCTATTACACGTGAGTACCATCGTAAATCTCCATGTGGTAACTATGGCATAGGCGATAAGATATGTCTCCAAGAAGCGGATCCTTTTGAAAAATTAATGGATGCTGCACCACTAAATTTAACCGAGTAATATAACAGAAGAAGGGGCGTCGACCCAATGGCATATTCAAAGGAAGTATTAGACCACTACGAAAATCCACGTAACGTAGGAACTATGGATGATACAGATCCGAGTGTCGGAACAGGTATGGTCGGCGCCCCAGCATGCGGTGACGTTATGCGTCTACAGATTAAGGTAGACGATGATGGCATTATTACTGAGGCAGTATTTAAAACATACGGTTGTGGATCAGCAATTGCTTCCTCCTCTCTATTAACAGAATGGGTTAAAGGAAGAAGTCTTGAGTCCGCGTATACTATTAGAAATACGCAGTTGGCTGAAGAGTTAAGTCTACCACCAGTAAAAATTCACTGCTCAGTATTAGCAGAGGATGCAATCAAATCAGCGATTGATGATTATAGAGGAAAACAATGAAACACGGTGCAATGAACTATACTCTATGTGGAAGAAAGCGTAAGACGAATGCTTGGAAAGCACCTAAGCAAAAGAAAATGGAAGACTATACATGGACTACTCCAGCTCAGTCTGAATCATTTAGACGAGAGACTAAAGAGTATCCATCGGCCTCAGCAAATCCGGTCGCTCTTCCTATAAAAGATACTTCTTATAAAGTTGAAGAATCAAAGAAGTTTACTGTCGCTCCTTCTTATAATAAAGGAGCTTATCAAGTAATACCTAAGGGGGATGTAAAATGGATTGGTCGATAGTGTTAGAAGTAATAACAGCTATTATTGTATGTACTTTCATCGTACTTGTTTCATGGGGTATGTATCTATTAGAAAACGATAAACACGAGGCTTGGAAAGCTCGTAAAGCAGCCGAGGAAAAAGATAATGAGTAACTATATGAAGATCAGCGAAGTCTATGGCGAGGCCTTGTATAAAGGAAGAAGAGCTGAGGTTGTTCGCAAAATTGGTGTAGATCCTAGAGTCTATGGAATTCGCATGTACATTGAAGGTAATCTATTAGAGATGGAATGGATGCCAGGACACAACGAAGATTACGCAGACGATGCAGCTGAGAATTTTTGTCTAGGAATTAAAAATAAATTTGACAAATAAACCTTTACATTATCTGAGAACTGTGATATAATAGATCTATATTATTTAGGAGAATATGTATGGCTGAGAATAAAGCTAGAACTAAAATGCGAAAGAACAGAGTTACCATTGACGATACGTACATGGGAACTGAACCAGTCTTTCAGAAAGGTGAAACATTAAAAGCTAAGGACCGATCAATTGCTTGGGGAAGTGGTGCTCAATGGTATAACTATTATTATAAGGCAAAAGACTTTACTCCTTCTGTAATAGCTTTTGCTACTGAGCAATATGATTATACCAAGAGTGAGATATCTTCTTTAAAGAAGCTTAAGGATTTCGAACTTACCGGATACTTAGGTAAAGTTGCTAAGCTTCATTACCGTGTGTACGAATATAATAAGGAAGAATTTGCTAAGTTTAAGATTAAATTTGACGAGCTACTTATTAGAGCTGAAAATGTAGTTGAAGAAATTGGGGAAGACGATGAGAAACCAGTTAAAGCTGTTATCTCTATTCAAGATCGCCAGCGTTTAAAGCTTCTCGATACCATCTATTGCGATTGGGATGATGTTGTATCTGAATGGATTGAAGGTAACTATAAAGCTACTATTGATACATACGGTTTGTTTAAAAAGTATGATCTTAAAGGCGCTACTAATAACATGTTTAGAGACATGGTGCTAATGGAATACAATGGTATTAAAGATGCTTATGATCAAACATGTGAGCAAGCTGTTGAAGCTTACGAGCATGTCAAAAAATCTAATTTAAAGAAGATGCTTACAACTATGGAACTAATCTTCTCTGATTTAGAAAGACTTAAGGTTGCTAATAAGGCTACTAAGATACCTAAGGCTAAGAAGCCTAAAGCATCTGATGTACAAATTAAAAATCTTAAGTATAAAGTCGAGGATATTAATAACAAAGTATCTTCTATTAATCCGGTTATGATTCCGGGTAAAGAGGTGTTGTTTGTATATAACATTAAGAGTAAGAAGCTGATACAATACGTAACAAATTCTACTAAGGGATTTGAAGTTGCGGGTACTACTATCAAGAACGTTTGTGAAGAACAATCTAGATCAACAACTCTTCGTAAGCCAGATGAAATGCTTCCTATAGTGTTAAGCAAATCAATTAAACAGATTGATAAACAAGTATGGGATGTAGTTACAACCAAGGTTAATGTACCGAATGGTAGAATTAATAATGATTGTATATTACTAAGGGCACTATGAGTATAGACTTAGAGCAAAAGATTATGACACGTAAAAGGTTTTCAGCCGCAGTAGAGCATTTAGTATCTAAAGGTAATATGAGTTATATAGATGCTGCGACATATATCATAGAGGAACGAGGTATGGACTATAGCAATATTAAAAAGCTATTGTCCGATTCTCTTAGAGATAAAGTAGAGAACGAAGCTACTGATTTAAATTTAATACGTGGACAAAAAGCGGGGAATAAATTACCGGTATGAGTACTGATCCATTCGCTTCGTACGCAATGTATAATGCTTTAAAGTTACACTTTGAAACTGATGGCTATGATGCTATCAAGTATAACTTTAAGACATCGGTAAAACCAACTTCTTTCTTTAAACGTAAGGATAAGTACTTCTTTGCTAAGCTTGCTAAGAAGCATGATAGAGATCTAAAGGATTACTACATCTCTAATTTTAAAGCTGGTCTGAGTTACGTCGGTGACATGATGGACGAAGATGGTGAAAGGAACTATAGAGACTTTAAACGTATTCGTGAGAGTATTCACAGAGTCTTTTCAATTGATATAAATAGAATAGGAGAAGAGGATATTGAATTCAATAAGTTCTTTGAATCGATTGATAATCAACATCCTCCTATCATAAAGTTATGGTTGCAAGAAGAGATTAGTTTAGAGACTGTTGTTATTCTTAATACCATATTGGGGTTTATACCTCGTGAATCTAGTAAGATTGATGATACCATTATATGGCCTGATATCAAACGGAAGATCGAAAAGTATACTCCCTTTGTAAACTTCAATAGAGATAAATGTTTACATTTATTAAAGAAACAGTTTACAAACGCATGAAAGTGTGTTATAATAGATCTATATTATGAATAAAGTGAAATACAATAGAAACAGCAATACTGCTGTAAAAATAGAAATGGGGAAACCCATAATACAATGCATATACGGAGAAAATATATTATGTCATTTGCAAACCTAAAGAGCTCGCGAGGCTCGTCAATCGACTCACTCGTAAAAGCTGCGGAAGCAGTGTCTACTAAAACTGATTCTAAGTCATACGACGATGATCGGTTTTGGAAACCTACTAGAGATAAAGCAGGAAACGGCTATGCTGTTATCCGATTCTTACCATGTCAAGAAGGTGAAGATCTTCCTTGGGTAAGGTATTGGGATCACGGCTTTAAAGGTCCTACCGGTCTTTGGTACATCGAAAACTCTCTAACTTCTATCGGTCAAGAAGATCCAGTTTCAGAAGCTAATTCTGTTCTATGGAATACTGGTCGTGATGAAGATAAGGCTACAGCTCGTGATCGCAAGCGTAGGTTACATTATGTAAGTAATGTACTTATTGTTTCTGATCCGTCTAATCCTGAAAATGAGGGTAAGGTGAAGCTTTACAAATTTGGTAAAAAGATCTTTGATAAAATCATGGATGTAATGCAACCACAATTTGCAGATGAAGATCCAGTTAATCCATATGATTTCTGGGAAGGCGCAGACTTTAAGATTAAAATCCGTAAAGTCGAAGGTTGGGTAAACTATGATAAGTCAGAGTTTGCAGCAGCAGCACCTCTCATGGGTGGAGAAGAAGATCAGTTGGAAGGTGTTTATAATCAACTGCATTCTCTTCAAGCCTTTGTTGATCCTAAGAACTATAAGTCTTATGCGGAATTATCTGCTAAGATGAACAAGGTTCTTGGTACTGATGCAGGTCATAAGTCAGTAGAATATACTGCTATGGATAATACACCAGTAGTTGAATCACCAATGGAAGCACAGGCTCAGGCCACGATGGCTGCTCCGGCTTCAACCAATGAAGAGGAAGAAGATACTCTGTCCTATTTCGATAGGCTAGCAAAGCAGGGTTGATATAATAAGAGTGTTAGCAAGGCCACCCCAGTTCAGTCTGGAGCATATCTGATAAAGTGTGTGGCACTCAAGGGATCCTTCGGGGTCCCTTTTTTTATATCCCGCTACTTAAGCTAGCGCCAATTCTATTAGGAGCTGGTGCAGACAATATAACAGTATCACCACTAATATTAGAAGTTTTATTTGAAGCATCCATAACATTAAGAGCAGCTTGTTCG